GATCTTGTTTAAGTGATTACATTATATCGCTGTATATAACTTAAATACATTATCACAGGAGATTATTATGTCAAAACGAACTACAAGTGACGATATTGAATCAGCCATTAAAGATTTCTATGAAACTAAAACTCATGAAATTGAAGATACTGATTGTGGGATTCTCCTAGATATTAATGGTAATCTAAAATCATTATTCGGGCCAGATGAAATGTTCGCTGACCCCTCTGAGCTAATGCTAAAACTATTTGAGGTTTTAGGCATAAATGACCCGGATAGGTTCCAACCAGCACATACCATACATTGAGGGTGAAAAACAGGCAGATTTCTAGCCTTTGTTGTCAAAAAACAACGAAAAATCTCACTTTTAGTTGCGGAAAAACGACGGTTTCGGTTGACAGTACCAACACACAGTGTTATAATTTCTTTATGGAAATGAAGAAAAGCACTCGCAGGCGTCGCAACGACACCAACCATGCAGTCTACTGCATCACCAATACTGTTACAAACGAACAGTATGTTGGTATCACTGTGTGCGGCCGCCAAGTTGAAAAGGCACTGAAGGTCCGTGTCCAAAAGCATATCCGTCGTGCATTAACTGAGAACAAAAGCTGGGCATTGTGCGAATCTATTCGTGAGTTTGGCGTAGAATCATTCACTTATGGCTTGCTGGAAGTTGTTCGTGGTCGGGCTGCTGCTCATGTGCGTGAACGAGCGTTGGTTTATGAATTCATCCCAGCATTGAATTCCCATTAATTCATAAATAATTCTATGAAAACTAACGAAATTATTAAATCGGATCTGTACGAAGAGGTTCGTAGACAAAATGATACTGGATTACTCACTGAGGATGTTGTAAAGGTATTGGAAACTGATACTGACAATAAGTGGTCAGAACCAATGACGGCCAAAGAACTTATTGCACATATGGAGTCTTTGGGAATTAAGGCATAATATGCCTCAAGTTTTATTTTTATTTTGTGATTTATTTAAAGAAACTTTGAATAAACATATTAAAGATCCTGGCGTTGAGTCTACCTATAAATCATTCTTGGAATTTAAATCAGAAAATCCTTTATCTAAATTTGGTAATAGCGATTATCCTTTTACTCACGGTCCTCTCAGTGGTAAACTACATTCTAAACTTACCAGAGATATTAGTATACTATATACTATGTCTGGAACAGATACAAAAATATTTAAACTGTATGGTATATTCACGCATGATGAATCTGGCACTGGAACCCCATCTTCTTTAAATCGGCAAAAAAGCCTATCTGCTAAAATGTCCAATCAGACTTTTTATTAATGTAAAAATTGCTTGACATCCACCCGATAAGGTGGTATACTGTATTCATAGTAGACAACGGACATACACATGCAATACACATTGGTTACAAGTGCCGGGCAAGTGTTTCAATTCTATATTAAAGAGTGTGCCGAGTGCTATAAACAAGCATATGGCGGCGTGGTGTTCACTGAACAAGTCCTTACTCAAACTGAAATTGCATAAAATGAACCATATTATTGCTGAAATTGAATCTCATCCAAGTCGGCTTGATAAAGAAGAAATTATTGAGCGTGAAGCACTAGCTGATAACCATGAATTCTTTGCTGGGCTTCGCTTGGCATTGGATTCTATGATTACCTTTGGTATTAAACAAGTTCCGGAGAAAACAGATGAAGATGGTGCTGGGTTACCTTGGGATAGTTTTACTCTCGCTATTACTGGCTTTGTTACCCGTCAAGTTACCGGTAACACAGCTAGGGATATGATCCAAGCAATGATGAAGTCAGCCACTAAGAAAGAATGGAATGGATGGTATCGTCGCATCCTTATTAAGGATATGCGGGCTGGATTCACTGAAGGTACCGTGAATCGTGTATGTGCTAAGAATTTTCCACAATTCAGTATCCCAGTGTTTACTTGTCAATTGGCGCATGATAGTGCCAATCATGAAACTAAGGTCGTAGGAAAGAAACTAGTTGAAGTAAAGCTAGATGGTGTTAGAGTACTAACCATTGTTTATCCTGATGGGCGAGTTAATCAATTCAGCCGAAATGGCAAAGAATTAGTAAACTTCCCACATATCAAAGAACAGTTTAGGGCTACTTGCAGTGGTATTACTGAACCTGTTGTGTTTGATGGTGAAGTAATGAGTTCTAGTTTCCAGGACTTGATGAAGCAGATACACCGTAAGAGTGATGTTACTGCGAATGATGCTGTTTTGTATGTATTTGATCTTATCCCACTTGATAAGTTTGAGCTAGGTAAGTATGGCAAAACGCAAGAAGAACGAACTGCTAAGATTCAAGCATGGAAGGACCTTTGGGCTGAAGAAACTCCTAATGTTGCAGTATTGGATCATGAATTGATTGATCTGGATACAGTAGCAGGACAAGCAAAGTACAAAGAAATCAATGCGAAAGCTATAGCTGGAGGATACGAGGGGATTATGTTAAAGGATCCGCTTGGCGTGTATGAATGTAAGCGTTCTGTTAACTGGCTAAAACTGAAACCTTTCATTGAAGTATCATTGGGGGTGACAGATATTGAAGAAGGTACTGGTCGTAATATCGGACGCCTGGGAGCATTTGTTTGTTCTGGTGTGGATGACGGAAAAGAGATTATCGTCAATGTCGGTAGTGGCTTTAGCGATGCTGATAGAATTGAGTTTTGGAATAATCGTGCTAGCATTATTGGTCAAATTGTTGAAGTAAGGGCTGATGCTGTAACACAAAACCAAGACGGTACATATTCATTGCGCTTTCCACGATTCTTGCACTTCCGTGGGTTTGTAACTGGTGAAAAACTGTAATGGATCAAAATGCTATAAGAACTGCACTATATGGTGGATTGACTGCACTTATGAATGATCGTGAATACTTTTATTCAAGCGGTGTTCCTGGATCACGATATGTAGCATGGAGTGAATCAGGAAAAAGGGCATTTTCTGACTTGATTTTAGCATTGACTCCTGCTATAGTAGAAGCAGAATTTGATGAAGCAACACACAAGTCTCAAGATATGGTATTAGACGCACTAAGGAACAATTATGATGACAAAACTTGATCTGTCCGAATGGACTACACTTGATATTACTGAAAAAAACAAGATAATCAAAGATGCTCTTGTAGAAAATCTTTGTATTGTTACCTTTACCAAAGTTGATGGTGAAGTTAGGGTTATGCCCTGTACTTTGATGCCATCAATGCTACCCGAAGTTGTTGAAACTGACAAACCAGTGGTAGTCAAAGAAAAGAAACCAGACACCCTTCGGGTATGGTGTACTGATATTAAAGCCTGGCGTAGTTTTAGGGTTGATAATGTAACAGAAGTTGAGTTGGTTGCGAATGAACAAGCAGCAAGAACATCATGGGTTCTTCCCTTAGAAGAAGATCCTGAAAATCCTGACGATTTGGTTCTTACTTTCCCAGAGGACCTTATGAAGTCTCAAGGATGGGAGATTGGTGATACATTGATTTGGGATTTTGATGAACTTACCAAGCAAGCAACTCTTACCAAGAAACATGCCTAAAATTGCATCAAGTCCTGACAGGTATACCTTTCAAGTAGAGTCTGCTCTTAATAGAGCGGCTAAAAACGGAGAGACTGTTCCTGAAGAATATCTTCAGTTTTGGAAAACCGTTAAACAACAAGATGAAGAAAATATGGAAAATCTAGAATGGCAACAAGATAACATGGAATATGACCTTAGGAGTACAGAATGGATTTGTACTAAGGCCAGAAGTTCTGATTCATATGCCCAAAATTTATATGCGGCTATGTGCAACAATGAATTCCAAAAATTGGATGTAATGCCTATTCTTAGTGACAAAAAATGGAGTTGCAGTTGGCGGTCTGCTGGTGGTATTATTGCAGATATGCTTGAAGTAGGCGATTACATTGATTGGTATTGTTCAGGAATCAGGGATATTTACAAGCCCATTGATGATGAACAGTTTTCACAAATGAGCAAAGAAGAGCAAGAGTCATATCTAAACTTCATGAAGTATGTTTCTGAAAGTCAAGTAACGGACGAGATTGAAGCTGATTTGAAAGCCTTAGGCTGGATAGTTTTGGATAATTAATTCTTATGACACTGATTTATGATGATTACAATGTTTGTTGGGTATGGGTTGAAAAGAACAACCATGACGATGAACTAAGTCCACAATTTGATACACAAGAAGACGCTATGTTATGGCGCACAAGGATGATTAACATCCTTAAAGGGGCTAAAAATCAATAGGGCAAATTGTCTATTGACACAGCAAGAAAATAGAAGTATAATCAACTCACGCTACTTTCATGTAGCATTTAATTAAAGGAAATACAAATGTCATTCACTACACTAGTCACAACGCAAAACCAATTTCTAGAACAGCATCTTCGTGGTACCGGTCGTACTCTAAGTGCCCGTCAAGCGGTTTCGTTGTATGGTATTAAGAATATTCGTGCCCGTATGTCTGAAATGCGTCAAGCAGGGCTACGAGTAACTCGCACTACTAACACGGAAGGCCGTAGTACATATCGTATTAGTGAGCGTTCAGTAAGCGGTAGCCGTGCTATCGTTTTTGCTCAGTAATATCAGTATTATGTAATGATAAAAGGCTACTTAAGGTAGCCTTTTATATTTGATTACCCGCCTGGTATTTCAATGACAGACTCTATATAGTCACTTACTTCTATGTAGACACTAGGTCCTACAACATCTTGAACTGTTGCTACCATATCAGTAAGTATAGCGGCTGTATTAGCACCAAATACTTCGGCATCAGTTCCTACTGCGTTTAGTGCTATTAGTTTGCTAAAATTTATTAGTACTGTAGTTTTTGCTAAATTTGGCATTATTGTTTCTCCGGTCATAATGAGTGTTTGAATAGTTGATGGGAAATTTCTTCTTTCCTTAAATCTATTTATCTAAAATAAAAATTCAGGGCATCCACCCTTCCATCATTAAAGCTAGCACAGGCAATTGATATGTGCCCTAAACCTGGATCAAGGATCACAGGGACGGAATCTGCGTGATGGCAGAGAACTCAACTACTACCCGTAAGGATGAAGATCAGATACGCCTTCGTAAAACTGATTTAGTTGTTTGAATAGGACGATATATTATAAGGCTAAAGATTGCGGCACTGTGAAAAAGATACAACCGCAAAACTGTGT